GACAACCCGTTTAAAGCGCATCAGATAGAGCATCTTTCTCCGTCCACATGCAACCTGTTCACGTCGTCGCCGGCCACCTTTGTTATGAAGAAGTGCTTGAAGATGTCGTCGGCGGTGGGGCCTGCTGCTTATCGCGGCACGGCAGTTGAGGAGGGCGTTGCGCATGGCCTGTTTGATTTGCTAGCGCCTCTGGGCGAATGCGTGAGCGTTGCGCTGGAATCGTTTAATAAGCAGGCTTCGTTCATCAGCGGCGAAAAGGTCGATAAAGAACGTAAGGCGATCCCGGACATGGTGGAGATGGGCCTGCGCGAATTGCGCAGCTACGGAACGCCGTCATCCGCTCAGGGCGCTATCAGCTTGAACTTCGATGGCCTGCTGGTCCCCATGATCGGCTTTTATGACTTTGAGTGGGAGCAGCACGGCATGCTGACCGACTTGAAGACGAGCCATGCGCTGCCAAGCAAGATCAGCCATCCGCATGCCCGTCAGGTGGCCCTGTATCGCGCTGCAAGGGGCGACAACCTGTCGGCGCGTGTCACCTACATCACGCCTAAGAAACACGCCACATACGCCTTGGAAAACGCCCGCGAACACGTCGAGGCGCTTGGCAAGATTGGCATGACGATCCAGCGCTTTCTGTCCCTCAGCGAAGACCCCATGGAGCTTGCCTCATATGTCGTCCCTGACACCGAAAGCTTCTATTTCAACGACCCGGTTTCGCGCCAACAGGCGTTTGAGATTTGGGGCGTTTAACCAGTTTCCGCATAATGCGGGAAAGCAAGGTGACTGGCTAAACAGCACCATAAAAGGAAAACAAAATGGCTTTTGGCTTCAATTACGAATCGTCCGCTGGCGACATCATCCCCATCGTCAAGTTTGACGCACGGGCTGGTCGGTTCTTCCGCATCGACCGCAGCGACGGGGTGAACAGCCCCATCGATATCACCGGTATTTTCAAGGCCGTCATGGACTTTGAAAACATTGAAGTTGGCTTCATTCACTTCCCTGCCGGCTCAGCGCCTGAATTCAAGGTTGCGCCGATTGGCCAGCCCATGCCTGAAAACCCCGGCGGCAAGTTCCGTCAGGGCATCCGCATGATGCTGAAGCTGAGCAAGGATTGCGGTGGCGACATCCGTGAAATTGCTTCGACGGCCAAGGCTGTGCTGGGTGCCTTTGACACCTGCCACACCGAATATATGGCCGGCGTAAAAGCCAATCCGGGCAAACTCCCGGTTGTCGCGCTTTCGACCACGGTCCCGATTGTCACGCAGGGCCGCGACGAAAAGGGCAACGCCGTGAAGACGACCAACTACGCTCCGGTCTTCAAGATCACCGGCTGGGTTGATCGCCCTGCGGATCTTGTGTTCTCGCCCAAGAACGGCGGCAGCGTCGTCCCTGCGCCGGTAGCTCCGACTTCGGCTCCTTCGACGGGCTCAACGCAGGTGTCTCCCCCTGCCCCGGCATCGTCGGACGACGATTTCGGCTAATGGACAGAGAGGTGGGCGGGGTGCTATGCCCCGCTCACCACTTTGAAGGTATTGTTATATGAGATTTCAGATTACGATGAACATGCCGTCGCGAAGCGGCAATTCCGTTCACCAGATTATTGGCGAACATCCGGCTAAAAGTTTAGAAGAGATGACGGAGGCCTTGGCCTGCTCCGACTTCATCATTGTGGATGAGATCTATAAGGACAATGAGGCAGCAAGGGGCGTAGGTAACTTTTACAGCGTTGGCAAGATTGCCATCAACCCACTATTCATTGGCAAGGTGAAGGTCCTTCAGCAATGACACCGCCTAAAAAAGCACCCCCTAACGCCTTCTGGTTGGGCCCGGAAGATCTGGCTGAGCCCGATCCGATCCACCCCGATCACTATAAGGGTGGCGGGATTGAGACGATTGACTACATTCAGGCCAAGCTGACGCCCAAAGAGTTTGTCGGCTATTGCCGTGGCAACGTGCTGAAATATGTCAGCCGCGCCGGCCAGAAAGACGACACTGTGCAGGAAATTGGTAAGGCTATTTGGTATTTGGAACGCTGGCGGGACAGTCTGCTTCGCACACGCAAGCCCACTTAGAATTGTGTGCTTCAATTTCCTTCACCGTCTCAGCGGTGTCGATCCGACTGTCATAACCAATAGGTTTGGCGATGCGGCAATAGTCACCGACGAGCGCGGTCGAATCGGTTACGCAGCCGGTCAAGACGAGCAGGGTCGTCAGCGTCCATAGCGACCTCTGCCTTAGCAACGTTTGCATCAAGCTGCTCCTGCGCGTCCTGACGCCCTTGCGTCCGCAACTTGGCGTTTCCCCATTCGGTAAAAACGCGGTCGAGCAGCGACAGCAAGAGCGTCAGAAACCTGATCACGCCTTCGGCTTTTCCACCAAGAACATGGCAGCCAGACCAGCCAGACCAGCAACCGCAGCGGAGATGGCTTCCCACTGCACGTCGGTCAGGCCCAGCGCCAGCGCGAGACTGGCGACACCGGCGTAGGTGCTGGGTTCTTTCAGGCGGTTCAAAATCCAAGAAATCATGTTCATGTCACTCTCCTAACGGGTATTGCTTCCACGGCAGTTCCCAATGTGGGCCGTCTTTGAAAGTCTTCCAATCGCCGCCCCAAGTGATGGGGACGTTTTCATGCGCCGCAGCGGCCTTCACCACCTTGGCTAGGCGGTGATACAGCGGCCAATCCCACGACACGCTGCCACCTATCATCGGTGCCAGATCGACAGCATGCCCGGTCAGGTGGCGCGAATTGAGCGTTTTAGTGGCCTTTTGCGCCAGCAACTGCTTCTGCCGGTCCAAGTTGCGCCACCCCTCCAGCACGGTGAAATCCAGACTGGACAGGGCAGCGGCGCGGTGGACAACGCGCACTAAATCCGGATGCACGTCCGTAAGGCGCGAGATAGACCGGGGACCAAGGACAATGCTCATTGCGTAGCGCCCATGCGTTTTCCGTACCGGAAGGTGTAATACCACAAGAGGTCAATCATAACCCAGCCTTTTTGCGCTTATACGTCAAAAAGTCCGCGCCTTCTTGTACGTTTTCAAACACGCTGATTTCAGGCGCGTACAAGTTGTGCGGCGTGATGACCGTGACCACTGACTGCCCGCTCCGCTGTTCAGGGAACTGCCCCTTAAGAGCGTAGTCGTCGGACTCCTTGTAGCCCTTGGCGCGCACCAGCGTGTAGCGTCGCCCGCCGGCAAATTCGCCTTGGCCGGTGCCAAAAGTATGCCTGTGAAACGCTGCGTAGATGTCGGCGTGTTCGTCAATCATCGCCGCCCGCTTCAGGCCGTGCAACTCGTTGTACATTGAGTGGCCCTTGAAGTCGTGCCGCGCCCAGACGCGGGTAATACCGCCGCACGGCGAGACCAGTTGCAGCTTGGCATCCCAATCGCGCATCAGGATGCGTTCGGTATTCATGCCTTCAAAAATTCTTTTTCCGTAGTTCCATGTGTCATGGTTGCCCAAAATCCACAGCAACCAATCAACGCCCAAGTCCTTCAGCGCCCACTCGACCAACTCCCAGCCTTCTGACACCGTGGCGGATTGTTCGCCGTACAGGCGCTCCAACTTGCCTACCCAGTTATTAATCGAGTCCCCGCCGTTGGCACCGTATAGCCCTTGGGTTTCAGCGCAGATGGTGGCGTCATGCTCGAAGCCGACCAAATCGCAGTATGGATCGTCGAGGTGCGGATCCCCAAACCAGCAGATGGCATAGGGGCCCTTGATCGGTATCCGCACGGTCTGCCATGCTTGCGCCTGCGCGTGTGCAATCCGCAGCGCGTTGCGCTTCTTCATCAGCGCCAGCCGCTCTGCGAACGGCAGGTCAAACGGCGGCAGTGGATCTGCCTTGGGCCTGTCAAGCGACAGAACAGAGACTGCCCGCGCCGCATGACGGCGGCAGGCGTTCTGCACCGCGCTACGGCTCATCTGCAAGGCGAGGGCGGCCATGTTCTGGCTGCCATGCTCGACCGCAGCAGCGGCTATTTTGGCGTCTTGTTCTGGGTCAACGTCATACTGATTGACTGCCATAAATCACCCTCAAAGCAGCCTGTCAGGTAGACTGCGGTGTCTAGCTAATTTTCAGTACAATGGTCAGCAGCAACATGATGATTGTGCCGGCAGCGCCAATCCCGACGTTTTCAAGGCGCTTTAGGCGGGCGCAGATGCCTTCATAGCGAATCGCACACACCTCCTCATGGGTGTTCAGCCGCGCTTCGGTCTGGTCGATTTCAGCCATCACGGCATCTCCGTTAAGTTGCGTCGGCTTCCAGATCGACCGTTGCCGTAGCGCGGACCGTGCTAGTCGCGGTGTCCCTGATTTCTATGGTTAGGGTGCAGGCAAGAAAGTTGCCCGGTGATGCAGAAAGCTGCCAAGTCCGGTCCGACGACAGGACCAGCCAAGTTGAGAGGGCGCTGCCGGATGGGGTATCCCCTGAAACCAGCGTGGCCCGGACTTCGTAGTTCCCTACGGTGGTGGGGTCGCTATCCCATTGCTCTTGCTGCGAATAAACGCCGTTGAAGTTGGCAGCGGTATAGACAAACGAGTCGCTGTCTACGCGATACCCGGCGATTGCAGAAAAAATGCCTCCAGACGCATAGGCGATGCTGACAGGGCTGGTGAGCTTGATAACGGGCCCGCCCGATCCAAAAAACGCCGTGAGGATCCCGCTCACGGGGTTGCTGCCCAAGGCAGGGGAGGCGTGACAACCGAAGGGACAATCTGTTCGTTGATCTGGTTGGCCACGCCAGTCTCTATCGCGGTTACTCGCTCTTCGCCCATGGCAGCCTTCACCCAGCCAATCACCTGCTCTTGCGTCAGATCGGCATAGGGCGTGAACGGGGCGTCAGGGTCGCGCTCCAAGAATTGCGCCCCGTAGGCAGAGCCCACGAAGCCAGCTTCGCTGCCGGTCAGCGTCCAGTGAACGGTGAAGACCACATCGGACTTACCGTCGCGTTCGGGGTAAGCATCCATCTGAATGACAGACCAAGTATAAGTCGTGGGCATTAGGTAACTCCTGCTCCGGATATCAAAAAGACGGGGCTGGCCCCACCAACAACACACAGCACCGAGGCCATACCGTTTGGCAAAATCGGACGGGGTGTACCAGAAGTTGTGGTGCCGGCAAGACGCAGGGTTACGCCTGCCCCCGCAACGATGTTGATCGAAGTGGTCGCCGTATTGCTGTTGACGATAACGAAGCTATCACCAGCGCTGAAGACGCTGGCGTTGATCGTGACCGACGTCGATACATAAATGTGCTTACCAATGTCGCCAACGGCTGCGGTCGTGTTCGTGCTTTGCGGGATGCCCTTGTAGCCAACGGCATTGGGTAGGTCAGATGAGGTGATAGCCCCGGTGCTGGTAATACGAAAACGTTCGTTGCTGTTGGTTTGAAAAATCAAGGGGAACGCACCTGCAACACTTATCCTGCCGGCAGTTACGTTGTTATATACGATTTGCCCTTCACCAGTGGCGTCCCCAACGACGCTAGAAATTACAGTGCCTGTTCCGGCAATTGCAAACTTACCGTAAGTGCTAGGCGAAGATGTCCCAATCCCAACGTTGCCCGCGCTGTCGATACGCATGCGTTCTGAGCCGTTGGTTGCCCAAAAAACCGCATTGATTCCCGTATCAAAAGTCATGCGGTTATTGGCGTTACCCCCGTAAATTGCGAGGGGATTTGCGGCTTGGGTAAAACTAAAAATTGGTGTGCCTGCGGCATTAGAGGCAACAAAGTTATCGTCGGACTGAAGCAATATTGCCGCGAAGCCGGTGCCCGCTGCGTTGCGGAACTGAATGTTTTGATTGTTGGCAATTCGAACATTGCCACCAGCCACATCCAGCCTTGCGCCGGGGCTAGCCGTCCCAATCCCGACGTTGCCGCTGCCGTCAAACACAAAGCCTGAGGATCCAGCAAGCTGGCCGCTCAGATTGTACTGCACCTGCGTCGTGCTGCCCGCCGCTGACGGGACGCTGGTGTCGGCAAGGCCGACGTTTGTCCCATCGCAAATGACCGCCGTCGTTTTGCCTTGAGCAAGGGTGACGGTGCTACCGCCGCCCGCCGAAGAGAACAGAATCGAAAAGCTTCCAGACGTATTGTTGAAGACAAACCAGAAGCCGCCGACGCCAGCGGGAAGCTGGTAGTTGACGTTGGCCGTCAGTGCCCCGGTGATAGCGACAATCGGCGCTTGATACTGGTTCACCGTAAGCGCCACGGTGCCGGAAGCAGCAACGGCGTTAAGGGTCGTCGTCCCACCAAAAGCGCGGTCGATGATGTCCCAGTCGCTGTTGACCGGCGTTGACCACGTATTGTTGTAGTCGCCGTTGGCTGGCTTTTCGATCCGCTTGTTGGGGGTATACGAACTGACCATTTAAGCCTCCTCAGATAGCTTTCTGCGCAACAGCCAGAGCGTTAGCTATGGCGTCGTCGCGTTCATTCAGCAGAGGCTCCGTAGCCTTGTTCGACGTCTTTTTAGCCATTTTCGCCTTGTTCATCAAGGCCAGTACCAACGGCTCAATGCCATTGACCTTGCCGCCGGTTTTGTAGGCGGTGCGACCGCCGTAGGCTTGAGGTTTCGGGCGCAGAGAGGCCTCATATTCTTCGGGCGAAACTACTTCGGGCAGGGCGGGGCCATTAGCCTGTGGCTGGGGGCGCAGAGAGGCCTCGTATTCTTCTTGTGAGACTACTTCGGGCAGCGCTGGGGTCTGAGGCACCGTCTTTGGCGCTGGCGCTGCGGCGACAGGCGTCTGGTAATCGTTCTGGGCTGTGGTTGCGATGCCGCCGGCAACGCTGACTGGGCTTCGCACGTTGGGCGCTTGAAAGAGGGGCACACGCGGCGCACCAGCCGCCTCAGATCGTGCGAGGCTGCCAGAAGATGCGTTGTCGAGCCTGTTTCTGATTGCCTTGGTGGCCGCACCAGTCAGGCTTCCCAGCGCATATCCAGCAAGGGGAAAACCTGTCGCATCTCCTATAGTGTAGCCAATATATTGGCCTGTACCGATTGAGGGGAGGTAGTTTTTGGCCTTTTCATAAAGCGGAGAAGAGGCCGTGTTTGCAAGATTCGGTTCATTTTGAATAATTTTGCGCGCTGCCTCTGCGCGCGCAAAAGCGTCTGACCCAGACGGAAGGCTTTGACGATTGGAGACGGCGTCAAGATATTGAGCTTTTGTATCCCCGGCTGCCTTTTTAGCGGCATCGACCCATTGGCCCCTGCCATAATCAAAAGTGTACCCCACCCCTGAAAGGTCAAGGGCGGTCAACGGTTGCGGCGCATTTTGGGAAAGATTTTGAAGCGCGTCTGCGCGGGCCCTGCCCTCAGCGGCAGCATTTATCGGTGCTTCGCCGGTTGTCATAGACCGTGTTGCGTTAATACCATTAGCTTCCAATGCGGCCTGCTTGATTGCAGCGGGGCTGATGCCCTTTTTGTTAATGACGCCCTGAAAAATTTGGCGCATTTCAGGGCTGCTGTACAGTGCCGGATCGACTCCAGCGCTATCAAATGCTTTTAGCATTTTAGGGCTGTATTCGCCCGATTTGGTGAAGACGGTTGGCTTCACGCCAGCCGCCTTGAGGCCCGCGCTGACGACGGGAGATGCGGCCTTGACGCTTTGGTTGATCAAGAATGGGGCGGGGTTCGTG